TAGACCCATCCGCGGCCGGACTGCGGGTCCAGCTGTATCGGGACGGACTGGCCACAGTCCCGGCAGACAATGACGTGCTTACCGGTATCGGGACTATCGCCTCATTGCTCGCCAACGCCCGGATGTACTTTGTCGACGACGGGTGCCCGGAGTTGCTTAAGGAGATTCCTGGCTACAGCTGGGATGATCGCGCGGCGGCTCAGGGAGAGGACAAGGTTGTCAAGGTTGGGGATCACGGTTGCGATGCTGGCAGGTACGCGGTGCAGACCACACGCGAGGCATGGCACCATGAGATCTACCAATCGACCGGAGGGTGGTAGCACAGTGCCTATCGACTATGGGGACATCGAGTGGCCACCGGCTCCGTGTCGGGAGCCTTCCCGGTTGTACCGGGAGTACGAGGCGTGGTACACGGGGGACACCGAGACGCTGTCCTCTGTCTACGGGGGAGCGGCCGGTCTTACCGGCACGCTGGTCAATCGGGCGTCTCAGTACCGGGGCGGTTTGGTCGGGGCTGTAGCCCGGTTTTGGTGGGGTAGACCCCTGAGCACTCAGCAGGGCACAACGCGTTTCCACGTTCCCGCAGCGGCCGACGTTGCGGCCTACTCGTCGCGGCTGCTGTATCGGGATCCGCTGACCGTTCGAGCGCTGGACGGTACGGACGCGGCCAGCGCCAGACTGGCCGACATCGTCGATCGCGGAGCGCTGCATGCAGCGTTGCTTGAGGCCGGAGAGCTGTGCTCTGCCTACGGCGGTGCGTACCTGGTCGCGTTCGTCGATCAGGGCGTGGCTGACCATCCGCTGACCGCGGTTTACGCGCCAGACTGCGCGGTGCCGGAGTGGCGCAACGGGTACCTGACGGCCGTCACGTTCTGGCGCGTACTGCCGGACGCCGGAGACCGATACACGTGGCGCCACCTCGAACGCCACGAGCTAGGCGTGGTTTGGCATGCCCTGTACCGAGGGACGGGCAACCGTCTCGGCGACCGGTGGGCGTTCGAGGCGCGGCCGGAGATGACCGATCTCGCTCGGCGGGTAGATGAATTCGGCGGCATCGAGACCGGCATTGAGCAGTTGGACGTTTCGTACCTGCCTAACCTCCGGCCGCAGCGCGCGCGTCAGCTTAAGGGGTCACCGCTTGGTCGGTCCGACTATCACGACGCAACGCAGGCGTTTGACGGGCTTGACGAGACCTGGTCTAGCTGGATGCGGGACCTACGTCTGGCTAAGGCAAGGCTCGTGGTACCGGCAGCCTACTTGCAGTCGTATGGCCCTGGCGCCGGGGCAAATTTCGACGCCGAACGCGAGGTATTCACTTCGGTGAATACGCTTGGCGGTCCGGACCGAGGGATGGAACTCTCTCAGGTGCAATTCGCGATCCGCGTTACCGAGCATGAGGCAACGTGCGCCGGACACTGGCGCACGATTCTCCGACACGTCGGGCTGTCCGGCGATGCTTTCGGCGACGAGGTAGACGGCGGAGCGGCAACGGCCAAAGAGATCGGACGCCGTGGCGAACTCACCAGGGACACGCGCTCCTGCAAGATTCTGTATGCACGCCCGGGGATAGCTCGCCACGCTACGGCGCTACTGGCGCTCGATGTGGCGCACTATGGTCCGGCTGGAGTGGCACCAGCGCCGGCTGCCGTCGACTGGCCAGCCGAGCAACCAGATCTTGAGACGATGTCCCGGACGCTGCAACTGCTCGACGCTGCCGCGTCCGTATCTACTCAGACCAAAGTCGCCATGCTGCATCCCCGCTGGGGTGAGGCGGAGATTGCTGGCGAGGTGGCTCGTATTGACGCGGATCGCGCCGCTCCGGCGCCGCTCGTGGACCCATCGGCATTTACGGGAGAGTGAGATCGCAGTGAAACCGACGCTTGGCAGGATCGTGCACTACCGGGGCAAGATCGGTCGGCAGGCGATGCGTGCGGCGATCGTGACCGGCACACAGGACAGTGTCACCCTCGATGGCATCGCCGCTGGTGACGTACCGCCGCTGGATTCCGCGATGCATGTGCACCTGTGGGTGTTCACCCCGGGCGCCAGTGGCGGCTTCCCCGAGTACAACGTTGCCCCGGGCGCCGGGGCTGGCCAATGGTGCTGGCCACCGAGAGTGTGACCTCATGGCTGTAGACCGGACGCTCGCTGCCGACTTGGTCGGTCGGATCCTGGCGCTCTACGGCGACATCGAGACCCGACTTGCTGCCGGCATTGCCGTCCGACTGGCCAGCGGGATGGATGCGCCGGAGTGGGCCGCTGACAAGTTGGCTGGCGCCGCGTCGATGCGCCGATGGGCACAGGCACTGCTGGTTCGCCTCGATGGGCCGATGCGCTCCGAGGTTGCGCAGGCGTTGGTGTTGGCCTACTGCCGAGGTGGCGATGCGGCGTTGGCAGAGATTATGCGTCTACAGAGCACTCATCCGGAATGGCTCCGGGCCGCCCAGATAGCCAGTCCGAACGCTCGGTTACGCGAGGCGATTGCTGCGCGCGGCGCCCAGCTGGGGACCGAACTGTGGCGCGTCGAACGAACCCTACCGGGTAGCACGGCACTGATGCGTATGATCTTCAGCCTGACCACACGGCTGTCGGGCACCCACACGCGCATCCTACGGTGGGCCGATGACGCGTATCGCACGGTCATAGCCGAGACGGCTGCACCAGGCCAACTGGCCGGTATCGACACGCGCCGGCTGGCCAGCCAGAGAGCGTGGAACAAGTTGCTCGACCAGGGCATCACGGGATTTCAGGATACGCGCGGCCGGTCCTGGAACCTCGCGAGCTACGTCGAGATGGCAACACGTACGACTGTGGCTCAAGCCTCGGTTGAAGGGCACCTTGACCGGATGGGCAGCGCCGGACTAGATCTCGTCATCGTCTCGGACGCCCCGCAGGAGTGTGCGCGGTGTCGGGACTGGGAAGGCAAGGTTCTGACCAGGGCGGGGGGAGGCTCGCGTGTGGTTACGGTGCCGGATCCTCTGCGCGCAGACGGAACCGTAGCGGTCGAGGTGGCAGGGTCCGTCGATGACGCGATTCGAGGTGGCCTGATGCACCCGAACTGTCGGCACTCGATCAACGCTTACCTCCCGGGCGTGACGCGGGTGCCGAGGGACACCGCCGATCCAGCTGGAGACGCGGCGCGCCAACGCCTGCGCGCGCTTGAGCGCCGGGTGCGTAGACTCAAGATCAAGCAGGCTGGCGCCTTGACGCCGGATGCCGCGCGCGCGGCTGGAAGGCAGATACGCGCAGTACAGAGCGAGATACGCACGCACGTCGCAGCGACCGGGCATCTTGGCATCCGGCGCAAGCGTGAGCGCGAGCGAATCGACTTAGGCAACGTGCGTACGTGATGCACACGTGCGTTGCTATTCTGGGGTGGCTGGTCATCCGTGGTGACCGAAAGAGACGCGACGCACCGGAGGTGTGACGATGGCAACGACGACAGGGGATAACGGCGGTCAGTCTGGCACTGGCGCCGGAACCGAAACAGCGACAGAGACAACAGCGACGGCGTTCGATCCGAAGTCGCTTCCTGCTGAAGCGCAAGAATGGATGCGCCGGCAGGTCGCTGAAGCCGACCAGAAAGCGAGAATCACCTCTAAGGCCAACGCTGCCAAAGAGGCCGAAGCAGCGCTTACGGCCAAACTGGCGACGGCGCTAGGCCTAGCGCCCGATCAGGCGACCGATCCAGACAAGCTCGCCGCACAGCTGACCGAGAGTCAGCGGGAATTGCGGGTAGCCAAGGTGGAACGTGCGATCGAGCGCGCCGCGCGCGCCGCTGGCGCAGATGATGACCTGGTTACCGCGGTCCTGTTGCGGGACCGCAAGGTGGGCAGTCTCGACCCGATGGCTGACGACTTTGCCAACCAAATCGGAGAGATGGTCAAGGCCGCTGTAGCTGCCAACCCGCGGCTATTGCTCGGAAAGCCGCCGTCCGCGCCAGCGGCGCAGGGTGGCGCCACGAGTACGGCCATGGCCGGTCCTGGTGCGGCCGACGCTGGCGCCGGCAACACCACGGATCCGAACAACATGACCGTAGAAGAAATGAGAAAGAAGTTCTTCGGTAAGTAATAGGCGCCGGAGCAAACGCTGTTTCCGGCGCGGAATGGGGTTCCGAAATGGCCGTTCTGACTATGACTGCTATCGCCAGGGCCGCCCTGGCGACGCTGTATGAAAACAGCGTTATGCTTCCGCTCGTTTCGCGGGATTGGGACAATGAGTTTGTCCCGGGACGCGGCGCTACCGTGAGAGTTCGGAAGCCAGGAACATTTACGGCGCCTGAGTACAACGGCACCACAGTTTCTCGGCAGCGCATCGCCGAGTCGTACGCCGACGTGACTCTCAACCATCATCGCGACGTTACCGTACAGGTGACATCACGGGAGATGGCTTTCGAGATCGTCGATTTCCGCGAACAGGTCATCGATCCTGCCCTGAAGGCGATCGCGAAAGCGGTCGACACCGATATCCTCAGTCTGCGTGACGACATCACACAGGTTGTCGGAGACGGCGTGTACGTGCCCTATGTGGGCGCCACGGCAACGTCGTGGGTTGAGCCCGAAAGCCTGATCGACGCTGGCATCGTTCTCGGTCAGGCGCTTGTACCCGAGGACAGCTACCGGTACGCCGTCGTCGATTCGGTGATGGCTGGGGTCTGGCAGAAGGACGAGCTTTTCAAGTCGAACGCCATGGCCGCCGGTACCGATCTGGCCACGCAGTCACTGCTGAACGCGAGCCTCGGACAGCGCCGGTTCGGGTTTGCCCCATACCGGTCTGACAACATCACAGACCGGCTGGGCGTTGCATTCCACAAGACCGCATTCACCCTGGCCACCCGTCCGCTCGCTCTGCCTCTCGGCGTGCCGGCCGAAGCAAAGGCCATTGAGAACTACAACGGCATCGGCATCCGGTGCCTGTATGGCTACAACTTCGACACCAAGAGCGATGAGATCTCGTTTGACATCGTCTACGGCGTCAAGACGATGGACGCAACGCGCGCCGTACTGATCGGCGTGTCGACCGAGTCCAGCGGCAGCTGACCAGATCTCGCCCTGTGCTGCACCGCGAAAGCGCAGCACAGGGCGAGATTCACGTACGGAGGGATGGGGAGATAAGCGTTGGCTACCGGCGGTATCGACTGGGTGATAACGGTTCGCCCTGGCGAGGTGAACGAAGAACTGCGTTACGCGATTCGCAGCGTGCGCGCACGGGTTGCCGGGGTGCGGAATATCGTTATTGTCGGGCACCGGCCAGCGTGGCTCAAGAACGTTGTCTACATCTCGGTACCGCAAGGCACGGATAAGTTTGTCAACGTCGTGCGGAATTGGCGCGCGGTGCTGCACTGCCCGGAGGTATCTCCCAGCTTTATCTTCGCCAATGACGATGAATTCGTCATGGCACCTACCCCCGTCGGGGCAATCGGCATGGTCCACCGGGGTAGGCTCGATTTGCAAATACGCAGGCTCACGACAATGGGGCACAATGCCGCATGGTGCCGGAGGCTGGCTGACACCGAACAGTACCTGATCGTCGAACACGGGTGTGTCAATCCGCTGTCATACGCGTTGCATATCCCGATGATGGTTGATCGGGCGAGCATGGCCAGCGTGTTCGACTTGATTGGTGACTCGATGATAGGTCGCGATCCGGTCACCGTATACGCAGCGATAACCGGCCGCAAGGGAAAGCGCGTAGAGCGCGACGTCAAGATAGTCGGGCGCGGCATTGAGCCAGTGGACAGCGTTTGGCAAGGCTGGCAATTCTTGTCGACGTCCGATGCGTCATTTAGAAACCACCAGGTAGGGTTGTATATCCGGCGCATGTTTCCGAGTCCCAGCGAGCATGAAGCTGATCAGCCAGGATTCGTCGAGACAAGTACGAGAGTGATCGATATGGGATGGACGTACCGTAACAAGCGCACGCTCGACGTCGTCCAGAAATCGGCGCGCGACCCGCGGTTGGATCGGCTGGATGTGTGGGAACTGATCTCTCGCCCTACTCCACCAGCACCAGCACCAGCACCAGCACCAGCACCAGCACCAGCACCAGCACCAGCACCAGCAATCCCGCTGGCCTGGTTGGACTACAGAGGGCGGTTGTTCGTACGGCCGGCAGACGCACCGCTGACGGTGCGCATCGCTGGCGTGCGCACGCACGCTGTCGTGGCTCCGACCGACCCGCCGTCGCAGGCTCTGACGACGTGCGGCGAGCGCGCATGTCCGACGCGCCTCCGTGAGATTCCGGCACCGCCGGACGCAAAGATCAATTGTCCGACTTGCCTCGCACTCCAACGGGACGAGTCGGGAGCCGACCCGGCTGTGCCGGCAGACTGGGAGCCGCCCCCCGCGGGTAAGTCGCGCCGGCAGGCCTCGGAGCCGGAGACATTCGACTGAGGGCCGAAGGGGGATGATGGTGTGATGGTGACGTCCATCGGCGTAGCGCTTGCGCTTGCCGCGTTCGCTGCAACCGCCGTACGCGAGGTGCTACGCGATCGCCGGAAGCGGCGAGAGTTCGACCGCTGGATCGCACAGACCTTCGAGC